GTGCGAGAAAACCTGATGTCTTCCTGGGACAGTGTTGCCTTTGCTCCCAAGCCTTCGTCATAGCCGAGATAGGCCTTTGGGATCTTCAATGCAGCGAACATCTTCTTCTGGATGTACTGTACATCCTCAATTGCTGCTGCATTTGCGCCACCAGCGAGTGGCTCAATCTTTGTGCCCGATTGACCGCCGCGCACAGGAATGAAGTAATCCTCGTCTACTGACAGTGGATTGTATCTCAGGTCGACGCGCCCTGTCTGCTTATCAACAACTTGGCTCTTCTTGAGCTGTGCTTGAGCCTGCTCCATGTAATTGGCGATGTCTTCAGGTGGTACGTTACCCACGTCAATGTAGAATACGCGACGATCTGGTGCACGGACAACGCGGTAGACAAGCATCGCGTCCTCGACGAGGATCAGCTGACGCCAGATACGACGTGCTGCTTCAAGAACTGATGAGCCGTAAGGTAGGAATGCGTCATTACCTAGAATTCTAAAGTGTGACACCTGCCAGTTCTCAAGAACTTGATTTCCCTGCGTCAACCATCGGAAGCGCACGGCCATTGGGTCGTCCTTATCATACCCTTCTTCACGCTCAATCTCATTGACTGGAATTGGGTAGACGTTGATGACACCTTGATCAGGTGAAACGTCGTTGAAGAGGAAGAAGTCACCGTACTTGCACATGTTGCGTGCCCAAGCTGTCAAGTTGAAGTTGACATTGAGCGTGTCGTAAAAGAGCTCATTAAGCAGCTTGTGGACGACAGGATTTTCTGAGTGGATGTGGAGGACATTGCCCTTCTCATCAGGTGAGATTGTCTCCTCAGAGTAGATGTCAAGTGCCGATGCAATCTCTGGTGTGTACTCCATCTCTTGGAAGTCAGAGTACCTTGCCATACGGTCGTAAGAACCGTATGCACTCATCGCTGAGCTGTAGACGTAGCTCTGAGCTTTTCTAAACTGCTCAAATGCTGAAGTTGACTTTGTTGAAGGAGTGACTTCTCTCACTCTTCTCTTAATGACTGGGCCGCTCCTGAAGAGCTTAGTGAGCCTATTAAAGAGGTTACTATCTTGCGCCATTTATTCTCCTAGTTCTTATACACCCACGCGAACTCAGGAGGTATCCCCATCGGCCGCGAGTGTCCGCGCAGCACGCGATCTCGGTTTGACTCTTGTTGGTGCTTGTTTGATATTACGTCGTTTGAGGCACCATTAAATTGCTTGTTCTTAAAACCCATCGCGGCAAGCATTGCATTGTTTAACTTATCTGAGTCCTTGCCATAGTCATTTGATGCATCATAGAGCCAAGTTCCAATAGCGAGCGAGAGAATAAGATCGTCGTTCTCTCCCTTCATTGCCTGTGCTTTGTTCTCATTCCAGACAAATGTCTTCAACTCTTCATAGAAACGAGACGAGTATATTAGAAGCTGTTTGTTTCTGATGACCTCTTCGAGCTTGGTGAGGATCTGGTTTCTTGACTTGCCGCTCGTTGTAAAACCTGCCAGCTCTGTCTCAGCAGGTGGAACATAGTCGCCGATGTAGACAGACTTGTTCTTGTTATAGTACATCTTTGGGTAGCCTAGATCTTTAAGCTTGACTATGGTTGCATATCCAAATGAGTTATTCTCAGGGCACATTAGCGCCTTATTGTACAGCAAACCATACTCATTCAAGAGCTCACCAAACTTATCAGGTGCAATCTTGCCCTTATACTCAGCAACTACTTCACCTTCAGTGCAGTCGATGACGTGAAAAGTTGAGTAATCTTTTCCGTCACCACGAGCAACGTCTGCAGAAACAATGTACTTGTGCTCTGACAGAGCGTGTTTCCAGATCCAGACATTTCTATCTGGCCCGCCGCGATCAATTGGAGGTCGTATAATCTTGCTAATCCACTTAATGTCGTCGTCATTAAGGAACGTCTCACCTGACGCAGCGAAGTCGCACAAGTACTCCTGAGCGATCTCTTTAGCGGATAGATTTCTTGTCTCTTTCTCGAACCACGCCTGATCACGTTCAGGATGAACGTCCCAGTTCAGCCTGATGGCCTTAAATTCGTTTAAGCCCGACTCAGCCTCAGTGAAAAGCTTGTAGTATTGTCCACCCACACCGTTAGGTGTTGAAAGTACAATAGCACGACCACCAGTTGAGATCGTGGGGTACAAGCCCGTCCATAGCTCATCAAAGTTTCTAACGAATGCCGCCTCGTCGATGATCAGCAGCGACAACGACTCAGAACGACCTGCGTCTTCTGATGTGGGAACAGCCTTGATCGAAGATCCATGACTAAATTCGATCATCTGCCGGTTGTTGAGAGTGATCTGCGGGAGCACCATCCACGGCGGAAGGTTACTCACCATTGTCTTCACTTTCTTAATGAAGTTCTGCGCAACACCCAGCTTAGTTGCGATGATGAGGATATTCTTGTCTTTCTGGAAGAGCGCAAGCCAAACAGAATATGCAGCAACAAGAGTTGACAAGCCAAGCTGCCTGCTCTTGACAATGACTGTAAATCGATTTTCTATGAAGTCATTGACGCAGTCATCTTGAAATGGGAACGTCTTAAATGGGATCGTTCCCTTAGTTGGATGCTGGATCTTTACGTAGTTATTGAAAAAATACGCCGGATCTTTGCCACAGCGTATAATCTCAGATACTTGTCTTGACTTGTTGCTCGTGTTCATACATCGATTTCATATGTCGTATTAAATCTATAGTATGCAACTTTACGTGGATTGTAAGGTGACATGCTGATCAGCTCGATGCCGTTGTCAGTCGTCTTCTTCTTGAGATTGAGTGTCTTACCTTCAATTCTCTTGAAATCTTTCTCAACTTGATCAATCGACTTCTTAGTAAGCTGAACTGCAGCGCGCTCCAGCTCTTTTGACTGCTCTCTCATGGATTGCTCGGAAGCAAAGTGAACCAGCGTTGTGTACTTAACGATGAGAGAGTTGCCCTGGAGCGTCATCTTTATTGACACCGTCGGTGCAGTTGTTGTTGAGCTTTTACCGAAAGTTGTGTCGATAAGCTGCCCGAGTGTATTTACTTGTTGCATTGAAAGCATGCGACTATCCTCTTAGTATATCTATTTCGTTAAGTATGTGCGATCTTCTATTAATAATTTCAGCATCCACTTCATCTCTGTTAGGACGCCATCCCATCAACCATTGTGAGCGGTTCGTCTCGGCCCACTTCATGCCACACTCCGTGCAGCACTGAAACAGCCTGTGGTAGTCAACATCATCTTGCCCAACCATCACTGTCTCACAGACAAGACAGAATAACGGAGTGGCTTCAGGAGTATCTGACACTTGCGCCTCCGTCGATCCAGTTGATCTCAACAAAGTTGTCAACTGCATCCTTGATTGCGTCTACGTGTGAGATGATGAGGATCTGGTTGAAGTGCTTCTTCAGCGACCGCAGCAGGCGCGAGCATGCTTCAAGATTGGTGTCATCAAGTGCGCCAAACCCTTCGTCAATGATGAAGATGTTGGATTTAGGCAAAGATGACATATTGATGAGAGCAACTCTTGTCGCAATTGCAGAGATCATCTTTTCCATTCCTGAACCTAGCTCAATTATCCGTCGCTTATCACCGTAGTTAATGTAAACTTCAAGTGAGTTCGATTCCTCATCCACCTCAAGCTCGACTGTGAAATTGCAGACACCGAGCAGAATATTCTGGATCTCGGCATTGACAAGAGGCAGCAGCTTAGAGATTAGACGAGATGGGAGACCTTTCTTTGACATGGCGACGTTGAACAACTCAAAGATCTCGAGATCAGCAAGATCTTTCTCAAGTGTCTCCTTCTCACTTTGAAGTGTTGTAATCGATGTCTCATGAGCACCGACGTTCTTTGCATTTGTGAGCTGCAATTTACGTGTCTTCTCAAGCTCTTCTTCTACTTCCTTGATGCTGTCATAGACACCGCACAGGTTGTCTGAGTCGTTGACTACCGCACTTAGACGATCGATCTCAAGATTACATGTAGCAAGATCTCCATTGACAGTTTTAAGTGATGCCTCTGCATGCTCGATCTTCATATCAAGCTTGCTAACATCAAACTGCAGTGTTCGCTCTTCCTGGAGCATTACGTCGTATTTCTTAACCTTTTCGTCAAGATTTTGCTCGGCTATTTCGTTAATATCAGTTTGAAGTTGCTTAATATACTTCCGCTGCTCTTCAACTTCTAGTTGCTCCTGGCCAATCTTTGACTTGCTCTCAAATGCCTTCTTGATGAATGGACAAGTTGGAAATTCGTCACCGCATGGAACTGTTGATAGAATTCCAACATCTTCATTCAGCCTTCCTAGAGATTTAAGGTGCTGCTGTAGCTCTCTATTTGCAGCTTCGAGCTTTGTCTCTAGTGACCTTTGTGATTGAACTTTCTGTCGAAGTTCATCAATAGGAAACTTTTCCTTCAGTGTACTGAACTTCTCAAGGCGAACCGTATGCTTAGAGAGCAGGGCGGAGGCATCCTCAATTTGAGTCGTATACTCCTTGTGCTTCTCAGCAAGACGATCTCTGCGCTGCTCGAGTTCACGCAGCTTGACAGCTGCCTCGACTGATGTATCACCGTTAATGATGACGCGTAGATCTGCTAGCTTCCTAGTAAGATCACTGTGTGCATTGTCAAGTTCAGAAGTTTTCTCTCTCTCAACTGCAAGCATCTTTACAGCATCAGCAATTTTTGCATCAATCTGTTGCTTATCTCGGCGACCTCTAAACGAGGCACGGAGAGGTACAAGATCCTCGCGTGACCGCTCATAAAGTGCGTCAAAGATGTCAAGATTAAGAAACTTTCCAATGATCTGCTTGCGGGCGGTCGACTTCTCCTCAAAGAACTTATTGAGATTGCCTTGAGCTGCAAGCGATGTCATGAAGAAGTCATCTGCAGTTCCAATTAGCTGACGCAGCACCTTCTCTGTCTCACGACGCTGTTCATCTGAGACGTCACTTAGCTGCATGTCAGTGTCGAGTTTAGTGATGCCTAACGTCGTGTTGACGTTGACGTCACCCTTCTTATTGACTGTCTTTTTAGTTCTACGAGAAATCTTGTACTTGTCACCCTTGACTGTAATGTCTGCTTCAGCATCACATGTGTCCTCCTTATCATTGATGATGTGGAGGTTCTTGAGAGATCCTCTATCTGAGGTGTTGAAGAGACAGTAGACAAGGCTGCCAATGATGGATGACTTTCCAGCACGGTTCTTGCCAAAGATGCCTGTGATGCCAGATGACTTGGTAAAGTCAATCTCGTTATCACCGCGGAACGCGAACGTGTTCCTAAAAGCCAGCTTGTCAAGTGACCAGCTGTAGTTTCGATCCTCATCGCCACCTAAATCAAGTGACTTCATGTACCTGTCGACGATCGCATCAACACGCTCAAACTTGTCTTTTGGCAACGCTGAGTCGCTGTAGAAGTCACGGATCAACTCTTTGATTGTGCTAGGCTGCCTGAGATCTGTGACGGGTGTTCCGCTTGTCTTTGCCAGGCTTTTGCCAGCGTCTAGATCTGCGATCTTATAAACAATCTCTTTAGGTGACTTCTCAGCTTGCAGCTTCGATTCAATGAGGTGCAGCGTTGTAGGTGGCACCGGAACATCGGAGCCAATGCGGACACGTGCACCCGTAGGAGCACTGTCGATCATCTGGTAAGTTTCATCAAGATCACCACGGTAACCGATTGTTACAAACGGTGAGTCGTTGATGATGTGGATGAACTTACAGCTGTAATCAACTGCTGACTTAATGTCCCACAGCAGGCAGCCCTTGATGACATCCTCACCGTAATCCTGCTGGATAAACGAGCCAGGATAGGAGATGATGCCGTTACCCGTGACATTTTGACGCTTGTGGATGTCGCCCAAGAAAGTGTAGTCAAACTCATCAAAGAAGCTTGCTGTCACTTCACCGTTGATCTTCCAGTCGGAGTCAGTCGATGACCCACGAACGGCACCGTGGAAGCACGCGATGTTAATCTCACCCTTGACAGGCTTGACATCATCCCATCCTTCTTCATCAAAGCAAGAAAAGACGCACCAGTTGATGCCAGGCAAGCCTGTAGGATAGACACCCGACTTCTTGTACAAGTAGATGCGCTTGTTGCCCAGCGCGTTGATGATGGGTGTGATCGCATCTTGACGGCTCTTGTTGTGGATGAGGCCGTCATGATTGCCCAAGATCATATGGACAGGTGCAATCTCTGCCATCGTCTCAAAGCACCATGTCAGAATATCAATCAGCTCTGGTGTGATACCTTGTGTCTTGGAGTGAACGATGTCACCACCGACGAAGAAGACATCAGGCTTCTCCTTTCGAGCGATGTCGAACAATCTAGTGAAACACTTCCTATACTCGTCATGTCGAGACAGGCCTCTAAAATGGATGTCTGAGATATGGAACGCTTTCATATGTTCTAATCTTAGACAAGAAACACTAGATTTATATTTTAGTTCCTAAAGGCCTTGAGCTTGTTGCTGAAGTGCTCAATCTCGGCGATCATCTCATCACTTATCTGGTCGGCATCGTCGTACTTGTCATACACACCGATCGCATCCTCGATGATCTCATAGAGGCTTCTCTTGAAGAGCGCAGTTGCTGTGATTGTTCCGCTCTTCTTGCCGCCGCAGCCTCCCGGTGCTCCACCGCAACCACAACCGCAGTCTCCGCCCTCATCTATGGTCTCGTCGTCCACGTCACCAACAGGTGAGTCGTCTTGTGGGGTCTGCTTTGTGAAGAGTGCATCATCTGCGAGCACATCAGCCATCTCTTTAAGG